CATGTCTTTTATATCATGGTATTACATATTTAAACTAATTAGATATTTATTGTGATTCAATTCTTGATTGATTATAAGCCAAAGCCACAAGCTAGGCACAGGAATAATGGAAAATTCCATTATGATCCATCATCAAAGGATAAGAAGGACTTTTTGTTTTTAGCTAGAAAATTTGCACCATCAAAACCATTTGAAGATATTATAGAAATGGACATTACCTTTTGCTATAAAAGGCCTCAATCTCATTTTAGAATAAAAAATAAGAAAAAAATATTAAAAGAAAATGCTCCATTTTTTAAAAGTAGCAAGGCTGATCTAGATAACCTAATTAAGTTTGTTGCAGATAGTTTAAATGGTGTTTTTTATAAGGATGATAGCCAAATAGTATCTATAAATGCTCAAAAATTATATGGAGAAAAAAACTATGTTATGGCAAAAATAATACCATCTAAAAACTTTACGAAATTTTCTTAGTACAAAATATTATAGTAATTTACAAGGAAAAAGAATTATACTTACACTATGGCTAGACCTAAAAAATATAACATTGATGAAGAACAAGTAGAATATTTAGCTAGTATTGGATGTAGCAATACAGAGATAGCTGATTTCTTTGGTTGCAGTAAGGATCTTATTTCAAAGAGTTATTCCACAAATATTACAAAAGGCAAGGCAAATCTAAAAAAGAGGCTAAGAAAAGCACAATTAGATACAGCTTTAAAAGGTAATGCAACAATGTTAGTTTGGTTGGGTAAGCAAATATTAAACCAAACAGATAGGCAAGAAATAGAACACATAAGGCCAATAGAAGAAATCGAGTTTGATGGTGTCTAAAATGACCTTATATAAAGAAGATTATTTACCACATCAATGGGAATTTCTTACATCTAAGAAGAAGATAAATGCACTTGTTGGCGGGTTTGGAAGCGGTAAGACATATGCCTTTCTCCATAAGACATTTGTGAATCACTGCACTAAATTTAATAACAAGGGCATGTCAAATGGTTGGGTGGTATATCCGACAAATGAATTAGCAGAAGAATTGTTTGTAGAGCCCATGAGGGAAATATTTGAAAGAAATGGTATTGAGTACAAGTATAATGTTCAAAAACACAAATTTACAACACCCTATGGGATTATAAAGATTTACCAACTACAAAAACCACAGAGAATAGTTGGTGCAGAGCTCACATATATTGGCTTTGATGAGTTCGATGTGGAATCATGGAAAAATTGCGACATAGCATATAAGAAAGCTATTGGAAGAATGAGAGGTAGTGATAATTGTGAGGTGTATATTGTCACAACACCGGAGGGATTTAAGTACACTCACCATGCCTTTGTCGAACAAGCAAGTGATAAAAAGGCTTTAATACATGGAAAGACTACAGATAATTTATATTTACCAGAATCTTATATAGATTTACTAGAAGATAACTATGATAAGAGCATGTTGAAGGCTTACAGGGATGGGCAGTTTGTGAACATTAGTGCCTTATCTACTTATCATTCATTTGAGAGGAGCAAGAATGTCAAAGAATGTGAATACAACAGAGATTTACCCATACAAATCGGCCTCGACTGGAATGTGGACCCGATGTGTGCGGTTCTATTCCACACATACTCGACAGAGCCAAAAGTCAAAATATTCGATGCAATATCATTATCACATCAAGGGCAGGGTGACCTCTTAACTGCTAGGATGTGTAGTACAATTAAGGAGAAATACCCAAATAGTCAGTATATAGTATTTCCTGATGCAAGTGGCACTCAAAGACACACATCAGCACAATTTTCAGATATAGACATACTCAAACAGAATGGATTTATTGTTAAGGTAAGAAGATCAAATCCACCTGTAACCAATCGGGTTAATTCGGTTAATAAAATGTTGGAGGGAAACATCATTATAGATCCGAGATGCAAACCATTAATACAAGACTTAGAAAAGGTCACAAACAAGCAGGGCACCCGTGACATCGATAAGTCTAATAAGCTGTTGACACATATGACAGATGCACTTGGATATGCAATAGAGTGGCA